ATCCCTCGTTCCGGTGGCTTGCAGCAAGAGCCTGATGTGCGTGACCACCAAATCCTCGGAGCGGCCACCGAGATACCGGCCGTGTATCACCAAGACAAAGCATGGGCGATGCCGATTTATTACCAGTCGAAGCAACCTGCGTGCGGCGCACACGCTGCTGCATGGCTCAAGGCACTCCTCGATGAGTACGAGAGCTCGGGCCGCAAATACACGCCACGCGCGAACTGGATAGACATTAAGACGTTCGACGGATACGCAATCGAAGACGGCACCGACATGCGCTCGTTGCTCACATCGCTCAAGAACATGGGCGCACTCAACTTCGATGAGCTCGGTAATGATAGCGAGCTTGACCTCGATGAGTATGCAAAGAAGACCGCGCTTACCGATACGATGCGCACGCACTCGGCACCACACAAGATTGATAGCTACGCCTTCCCGGTAGACCAATCATGGGATGGCCTCAAGCGCACCATCTACGCAAAGAAAGGCGTCGTACTTCTCATGAAGATAGGTGCAGAGTTTTGGACGAAGGCGAACGGGCAAAGCTCATGGGAAGAAGCTGATGTGCTGCCATTGCGCAAGCCAACGACACAGCTCGGTGGGCACTTCGTGGTCGCGCACTCCTACGATGCGAACCGCATCTACTTCGCTAACTCATGGTCAACTGATTGGGGACGTAACGGTCATGGATACTTCGAGCAAAGCTACATGCCTTACGTGCTCGGCATGGGTACGGCCGTAGATAGCAACGATGCCGATGTCGTCGTACCAGCCTTTCAATGGAAGCGTGACCTCACGGTCGGAAGCTCGGGTGTGGACGTGAAGGAGTTGCAGAAGTATCTCAACACGCACAGCTTCCCTATCGCTGTTGCAGGTGATGGCGCACCGGGCCATGAGACGCAGTACTACGGTAAGCTCACGCAAGCAGCAGTGGGTCGTTGGCAACGGTTCCACAACATCTCTCCATCACTCGGATACTTCGGCATCAAGTCACGCACTGTGCTGAATGCCATTATGAAGCAAGGCCCTGACGTGAAGGGCTAACTGGGGATAACTACCCACGATGAGGGTATAATGAATGGGTATGGCTTCCATACTGAAATCGGCATCAAAGATAGTGTTCATCACCCTGACCTTCACGGCATGTGCAGGCTTCTTATTGAAGCTACTGCCAGTAGACCAGTTCATGCTGCTAGCTATCGCCGCCTCATCGTTCTACTTCTCCAACAAGGGAGAGACTCAAACGACTGGCGACGCAGCATACGCAGGCAAGTAGCCTATCAAGTATCTACCACCACTATTCGTGGTGGCCGCAGTGCTGTTCGTGTATTGGCTCATCACGACGCCAATCATCGCGCGGTCATCCGACAATGGAGAGGGAGAGACAGAGCCTTCCATAGCCTCGGAGTTACTCGTAGCACCGCCTAACCTCGGGTACGTAGTGACTCCCTCTACCCCTCCGCCTGTTCGTCGTGCTACGCATCACTCCACCGATGAGCTCTTGGAAGCTATCGGGTCATGCGAAGGCGGCAACAACGCACACGCAACCAATCCTCGCAGCTCCGCTAAAGGTCGCTTTCAGTTCCTCGACGGAACATGGGCACACTACGCGGCAGAGCTATGGGGAGACCGAGCAAGTGAGCATGACGCATTCGACTGGGACGACAACACCGACCTCGCACGCTACGTCATCACTACGTACGGCACCCATGACTGGGATGAGAGCGCATACTGCTGGCGTCCTAAGTTATCCACACCTACGTAGAAAAGGTGGTTGACACAATTTTGTTATACTACGAATACAAGTAACCAAAGCACATGACGGAAATCGAACAACAACAGGACTATCTCGACCGCGTGAAGCGTGCAGCCCCAAAGGTTGACGCCATCTTGAAAGAGGAGAGCCTGAACCTTGGAGCGCAATTCGACCCGACCAAGTGGCCTCGTACCTTGCAGCCCGTGCCTATCTACACCGATACCAAGGACTACACCGTAGAGGTCAACGAAGTGACCAGTCCCGAGAACGAACCGAAGGAACCATGCGAAGGATGTCCCAAGGACAACCAAGCAATAGAGAGCCCAATACAACGTGAAGACCTCGCAGAGCCCGAGGAGGATGCCGAAGGTATTGATGACCCACTCTAATCACTCACTCATGCACAACACCACTATCCTCGACGACAACCGCATCATGGTCACGGTGAACAACCACCCGACCCTTACTGGCTCCGCAGTCTTCAACTCCCCAGCAGAGGCGAAGGCGTTTGTAGCATCTCTCTAATATGTCCGACCTCGCATCCACACCAACCACATCGGCAGGTTCATCACTCGGCCAAGCAAAGCATGTAGTCATGCCCGAGCGTCGTTCCTACACTGTTTCTAAAGCCACAAGCGGCGGCTACATCCTAAGCATCCAAATCCAAGGAGGCGAACTTGGATGGCGCGACGAGAACCATCTCTTTACGGACAAGGCGAGCATCGCTGCGTTCATCACGGAGAACCTCGACAGTTAGCCGTAACGTGGCGTAAACTTACGCTACATGCCCACCCCACTTCAAGAGAACCTTGCTGACGCACTCATAGAGAACGCTAAAGCGAAGCGTCCACGCAAGAAGAAAGAGCTACTTGTTTCTACTGGATACAGTGAGAGTAGTGCTGCTGCATATCCGGGCAAGATTATTGCTCAAAAGGGGGTGCAGGAAGCTCTTATAGCTCGTGGCTTCTCTCTTGAACGTGCGAAAGAAGTAGTCGGCGACATCCTCGACAACGCAAAGGCAACTGACCGCGACCGATTGAAGGCAGCAAGCGAAGTGTTCAAGGTTACGGGCGCGTATGCAGCTACTCCCGAAGCTCCAACCGGCAACACTTACAACTTCTTCCTCAATCCGTTGGCGCGTGATGCAACAGCCGAGTACGAACGACGTATGCGTGATGTCCTCGCAGTAGACAAACCACATGAGCCTGCTTAAACGCCTACAACGCATCCGCAAGCTGTCGCAGTACGACCTTGAGAAGCTCGACCTCACTGACGCTCTTGTAGAGCGCACAGCATTGCAACCGGACGGCAAAGCCAACGGTGTCTTCCTGCAAGACATGACAGAGACCGAGGAGCTCGAATGGGAACGCGACCACACGCTTGGATGGGCGAAGTTCAAGCAACAACTAGCAGACATACTTAAAACAAAACCCGATGGCCCTACAACCCTTACGTAATTACGCAGCAGTCGAACCACTCAAACAGCAGGACGAAGTGGTGAACGGCATCTTTATCTCGGCCAACCAACTCGGTGAAGGCGTGCTCAAGGGCACGGTCGTAGCTGCTGGCCCTGACACCCTGCTCAAGGTAGGCGACATCATCGCTTACGGTCGTTATGGATGGGGAGAGATGCGCGACAACGGTCGTGTCATACACATCATGCCTGACGAACTCGTGCTATCGGTCATCGTGCCTGACGTAGTAGTCGCAGAGTAATGGTTGACTTCCGCTTCGGCCCTGACAAGAAAGACCGCCTGCGCACACGCGTAGACGGTCGTCGGCTTGAGCGTGAGATGACTCTCATGCGGGTGTATGAACGGCAAGACCGTGAACGCGCTATCAAGGAAGCACTCGACATCGTTCCCAACCTAGAGTTTTGGTGTGACAAGTGCAGCAAGGACTTCATCGGCCAAGGCTACAAGGTGCGTCTCGTGCTGCCAGTGAAGGACAAGACGCCTATCGGCTATTGGTACGGCTACTGCCCACAGCGTCACTATGCTGTACGTCGCATCACTGACAAGAGCTATGACCCGTACTACTTGAAGTCCAAGATGGTCTTGGCGCAGGCGATACAGTACGCTGACGACCTGCTCACACCTGACGACCCGCGCTTCGCACTACGCTATCCGAAGGAGTACGAACGCTATATAACCGACAATGGAGAACGACCCGACATCAACGACGCCAAACTCCTCTAACTTCGACCCAACGGAGTTCTCTATCCTTGGGTGGCTGTTGAAGAACAACATCAAGAACGAGAAGGGCGACCCACTCGTCTTCTATGACCGCTTGTACCTGCTCGACATCCTCACTGATTGGTCACCGCGCATCACAATCAAGAAGGCATCGCAGATAGGCGGCTCACTCATATTCAACCTCAAGGCGTTGTTCGCCGTGCTCAAGTTCGGTTGGAACATCATCTACACGCACCCGACTGATGGCGACGTGGAGGAGTTCGTTAAGTCGAAGACCAACCAAATCATCAAGCAGAACCCGCTTGCCTTCGCAGGTCTCGACAGCGACAGCATCTACATGAAGGAACTTAAGGTCGGCACGACCTCACGCTTCCTATTCTTGAAAGGTGTTACGTCGAAGACCGCAGCCATCGCTACCACGTCCGACTGCAACATCCATGACGAGGCGTCACGCTCCGACCAAGGGCAGCTTGGTATGTTCAAGTCGCGCCTCACTGCATCGAAGTTCAAGGGCACATGGCTGTTCTCGAACCCAACGACCGAGAAAGATGCACTCGACCAGTCGTGGCAGCTCTCCGACATGAAGGAATGGAACGTCACGCACTCATGCGGCCTTGAGCAGGTCATACGCTGGCCCGAGTCCTTCGACCTTGAGAAGCAGGCATACAAGTGCCTCGACTGCGGCGGCGTGATAACCGATGAGCAGCGACGCCTTGGCCGATGGGTGAACAAGGATGGCATCGCATGGACGGGGCAGATAGCAGGCGACTACGAGAGCTCCGGCTGGCACATGAGTCACTTCATGGTCTTGAGCGTGAGCGCGGCTGACATCATCCGTGCAAGCGAAGGTGACCAAGAGTACTTCCATAACTTCGTGCAGGGTGAGCCGTACAACCCGGGAGACTTGCGTGTTACGCGCTCTACCATCCTCGACAACTGGACACCGAAAGACCTCACGACCGGCAAGTGGTATCTCGGCGTGGACGTAGGCAACATCAAGCACTACGCGCTTGGCAGTGAGAAGGGCATCACGAAGGTCGGTAAGTTCACCGAGTGGAGCGACCTCGATGACATGATGAAGTTCTATAAGCCGATGCTGGTCATTGACGCCATGCCGGACAACACCATGTCCAAGTATTTCGTCGGAGCATACCGCAACGCCTTGATGTCGTTCTTCCAAGAGAACAAGAACAACCCGCAAACGATAGTGTGGTGGGGTGAAGGCGAGCGTAAGGGCATCGTCTACTCCAACCGCAATCGCATCATTGACCAGTTGATAGACCGCATCCTGCGCGCGGAGATACTGTTCGGTGTGCCGTCCGACAAGCTGCTCAAGGACTTCGTGACGCACTGGGAGACGTTGCGCCGCGTGAAGGTAACCGACCCGAAAGGCATCGAGTCCTACGAGTGGGAGAGCACGACCGGCGTAGACCACTTCGTCTTCGCTACGCTGTACTATTACCTTGCACGCCTTGGTGAGGGCAATGGCACCTTCTTCGGAGAACCCAAGGGCAGCTTCTCGCTCATTGATGCTGACAACGTGGTGCAGGACATCAGTGAGATGTGGACGCAAAACAACCAATGACTACCATCGAACTAACCGACAAAGAGGCAGCGCAGTTCATCGAATGGCGCGCCAACTATGCAAACTTCGACTTGCTCATGCGCAGTGGCGTCATGCAGATACGCGAGGGTTCGTTCGAGGCGCACTTCAATGCCAACGGAGAGATAGGCGCAATCAAGGCGCACGTGAATGTGTACAAGCGCGACCCCGAAGCAGCCATCGTAGTTATCCACAGCCCCCTGCCAGTTGACAAACTTGCACCACAGTCGTAGAGGGCGTTAGAATGTAGTAGTAATAACTCGTCCCACCTACACAACGGCGGACGGACACGGCAATTTTGCTGTGCCCGTCCTTTTTCTATTTACACATGAACATCGAGCAACTCACTGACGACCAAAAGGCGCGCCTCGTCGAGAACCGTTGGAACTCCTCGGACTCTCTATGGAGCACGGTTGATAAGGCGTGGGCGTTCAACACTCGTTTCTATGACAACACACCGGAATGGTTGCAGGGCTTGCCTCGACGCCAGCCCCGCGTGCGTGCAAACCGTATCTTCACGAACATGGAGTCGGTCATCAACTCGCTCATCGCCAATCCGCCTAAGCCGCAGATGGTGCCCACGCGCGATACGCCCGAGGCGAAGGAGCTAGCACAGCTTCAAGAGAAGTACTTTGACCGTCGCTTCGACGAGCGCAACGTCAAGGAGACGATGCGTAAGGCATTGCGCAACCTCTACTTCGGTCGCCTCCTCGTGCTCAAGCCCTACTGGGATGCGAAGATTAACGACTTCAATGTGCGCGCCGTTGACCCACGCAAGGTGCGCTTCGGTAAGACCAGCACCAAGGAAGACGACTCGGAGTTCGCTATCGAGGAGATAACCGACACACTGTCGGCCGTCATTGACCGTTTCCCCGAGAAGAAGGACGCCATCATACAGCAAGCTGGTATGAAGGATGAGAGCGACATCCTCATCAACAACCCGGACATCACCTACAAGGAAGCGTGGATACGCGACTACGTAATCTTTAAGTACAACAACCTCATCATGGGCTGTGTGCGCAACCCGTACTGGGACTGGGACGGACTGCTCACCACGCCGCAAGAGGAACAAACGCTTACCGAACTCTCCGGCCAGCAGCGTCGTGACGCACTTACGCAGATAAAGCAGCAGCAGCCTGACCGCAAGGCGCAGCTCGAAGCGATGATGGCGCAGCAAGTCGGCGCGCAGCCGGTACCGCAGCAGCCAGTACCGCAACCGACGCAAGACCCGAATGCTCCTGTGCTTCCGCAGATGACACCTTCCATCCCTACCGATGTGAACGCTGTCGTGCAAGGTGGTGACCAGCAGGATGCAGCTACCGGGCAAGCCTATGGTGCTGCTGATGTGAATGACCCTACGCTTGAGATACGCGAGCAGCAGGGTGGCACTGACGCCACGCTCCAACCGGAAGGCGGCGAGCTTCCTGACCTGCGTCCGTATTACTTCAACCACTTTGATGAGCCACGCAAGCCATATATCTTCGCCACCATCCTCAACAACGAGAACACTCCTATCGGTCGCACCGACATGATTTATCAAGCAGCTCCTTTGCAGGAGAACATTGATGAGACCAAGCGCGACATCACCCGCAACGCACGCTTCGTGAACGGCATCATGCTCATTGATGCAGAGGTCATGGACAAGGCCGAGGCACAACGCCTTGATACCGAAGTATCCGGCAAGATTTGGGGTAAGGGCGCATCCACTGGCGTGAAGCGTGAGACCGGCGCGCCGCTTCCTGCGTTCGTCATGGACAACATGCAGGACAGCCGCAGCGAGGTAGACAACATAATGGCTGCATCTTCCGCATTCCGTGGTGAGCGCGAAGGCCAAGAGACCAAGGCAGGACGCCTCGCACTCATTGACCAGTCGTACCTTCGCTTGAATGAACTCGTGCAGGTCGTGGACTACTCCTATGGCGAACTCTTTAACTGGTTCGTGCAGCTCGCTAAGGTGCGCTACACCGAACACCACTACGCGAAAGACATGGGTAGCGATGCAGCAATGAAGATTATCTCCATCATCCAAGACGACTTCGAGACCGGCTCCGAGATACGTGTCATCGGCGGCAAGACGCTACCGGAAGACCGACAGTTCAAGTACGAGCAGGCGCAGAACGATGTGCAGGCAGGCATACTCGCACCATCCGACTACTTCGAGGTTGCAGGCTACAGTGAGCCGAACCAAAAGGCGAAGAACCGCGTCGAGTACAACCTCAATCCTGCACTGCAAGTCGGCCTCTCCGAGCAAGAGATGCAGCAGTACGCGCCACCGCAGCAGCCTGACATGCCATCCCGCAGCATCTCCTTCAAGGACTTGCCGGTTGACGGACAGGTGCAAATGGCAGAGCAAGCAGGCATCAAGCTCAACCCGCAAATCCTCATAGCGAAGGAAGCGATTGCGATGGAAGACAAGCAGCATCAACAAGCACTCGATACGCAGAAGGCGCAGCAGCCACCTCCGAAGGGAATACCGCCTAAGCAATAACGTATGGCTACACCAAAACAAAACTTCATACAGCGCATCAGTGGGGCAAAGAAGAAGGCCGAGGGTAACCTCGAAGCCTTTGGCGCGCGCATCCGCAAGAACATAGACCAAGGACAAGTTGACCTCAAGAGCGGAAAGATTGGTCGCTACGACTACATCAATCCCTTCAAGTAATTATGGCTTACACATCCGCACCAACCGGCAACTCGCCTCGCAATACCTTCATCGGGAACCTCTCATCGGGGTTGTCGAACATAGGCAGCGACCTCGCAGGGGGCATCAAGACGACCGCTAACGAGTTCGTGAATAACACGAAGGCTGGCATCGGCTATGGCATAGCAGGACTGCAAGGCGTAGCGAAGACACCTATCAAGATTGGCGCGTCACTCGCTGACTTACCGTCCATCGTACAAGGAAAGAACCCCGCACAACCGTTCAATGTTCCGGGCCTTGGCAGTGTCTCCACCTACGCGCGCGATGCTGTTGATGGTTCGGCCAAGGATGGCTACGTCGCATCCGCACTCAAGGCTGGCTCGCAGGGCATCCTCGACACGGCACTGCTCGGTGGCGTCACGCAAGCAGCCGTGAAAGGTCTACGCCCTGCTGCCGAAGCTGCACAAGCTCCGGTCGCAAAGGGTGGCGTTCCTGACCCCGCAGCACCCGGTGCATCCGACCCGTTCAATGGAACGCAAACGCTCTATCGCGGTGAGAACGCATCGAACGCAGGCGGCACGCACTTCACCACTGACCAAAACTGGGCAAAGAACTTCGGCGACAAGATGTACCAAGGCACGCTCCCCAAGGATGCGAAACTCTACAACCTGACGCCGCAAGACATGCAGTCGGGCTATGAGAAGGGCTTTACGAACGAGAACCAGCTCTACGATGACCTCTTTAAGAACGGCAACTACGATGCACTCGTCGGTCATGACGCCATGCGCAGCTCGGTGCCTGACATCATCGTCAACCCGCGCAATCGTTCGCTCTTTACCGAAGGCGGACAGCCAGCAACACAGGCCGTGCAGCCACTTGTCGAGCCACACCTCAAGAGTGCGCAGATGATACTCGACCGCATGAGTCCTGATGAGTTCGGCAATGCAGGTGGACTGCCAGCACTGCTCGACCGCACGAAGATAAACATTGCCGATGGTCTCGACGCTTACAAGATGGGAGACGCCGCATCGAAGATACGCGCGCTCAAGGTCGCACCGGGCACCACGTTCGATGCGTTCAAGGCCCTAACCTCGCAAGCGTTGGGCTATTGACACTTGCGTGTTCGTCCGTAACGACGCTAAACTAGAATTAACAACCTAGTCTCTTAGACCAAGCAACGCGCGCAGCCTCGCATGGCCAAGCTTCCGCGAAGGCAGTCACAAACAAATATGGAAGTAGAACTCGTAAGCGCAGTTCCCGAGCCGGTTAGCCCAGCAGCAGCCGCAGCCGCAGAACCAAGCGCAGTAGAGCCAACGTCCGAACCAGTCGTCCCTGTAGCTACGGATACGACAGTCGTTGAACCAGCAGCTCCCACCACCGAACCCGCCGCACAGCTTTACAGCCTTCCCGACGGACGACAGGTAGATGCAGCAGGTCTCCAACGAGAGTACGAAAACCTTTTGCCGGAGTTCACTCGCAAGTCCCAGCGACTCGCCGAATACGAACGAGGGCCACAGGCACCAGCAGCACCAATTACCAATCCGCAAGTTCCGAAGTGGCAAGACCCGAACTACGTCCCGCAATCGTGGGGAGAGCTAGTCGAGATGGGGAAGCAAGCAGCGATGGAGGAGATGACCGCGACCGCGCGCGCAGAACAAGAGAAACAAGCTCAAGTTCTCGCAGCAGTTGACCGCTCACTCACCGCTATCAAAGCGAAAGACCCTAAGCTCGATGAGAATGCACTCTTTACGCACGCGAACAAGTACGGATTTAGCTCACTCGAAGCTGCGTACGAGAATATGGTAGATATACGGCGCACGGTTGAAGCTACCGAGCAACGCGTTCTCAAGAACGTGGGCACTCGGAAAGCCGACCCAATCGCAGGTGGCGGTACACCATCTAGCGCGCCGGGAGCCGCAGTCAATGCAGGCAATACCAACCAGTTCTCTAGCGCACTCGATTTCCTTCGGAGCAAGCAATAGTCCTCACTGACATGACTTTTAGCGAAGCAGTCACATCGGTCACCCGCGAGTACATCGTTCCCCGTGTCTACGACACCATCTCAAAGGGAACGCCTACTCTCATGAAGCTCCTCCAAACGGCGGACGCATGGAAGACGGGTTACCGCTACGACGTAATTATCAAGTACCAAGACTCGACGAACGGAGGTAACACCGGCGTTGCCGACAAGCTCGACACCGACCGCCAAAACGTCCGCACGAAGATGCACTTCGACCCGAAGATGGCCTACAAGCCAGTCGTGGTCGCTGACATCGAACTCACCCTTAACCAAGGCGATGAGCGTGTGGTTGACCTCCTTGAGGCCGAGTTCGACTCGCAGGCGCAGTCGCTTATGCAGCTCATGGGCTCCAACCTGTTCACTGGAACTGGCGTTGGCAACTCATGGGACTCCATCTTCAATGCGGCTGACGACGGCACGAACTTCTCGACGTACGGCTCCCTCTCGCGCTCGACGTACCCTTCTATCAAGGGATACTACCTCGGCTCGGCAGGTGCGCTTACGCTTGCGAAGCTCGCAACCGCGTATGACGCAGTGAAGGTCGGTACGGACACCCCGGACATGATTGTGACCACGAAGTCTCTTTGGAGCACTTACGAGTCCCTCCTCACGCCGACCGTCCGTGCTGGTTACACGCAATCCGGTTACCCACGCATGAATGCCTTTGGCATGGTTGCGCGCACCGACGGACTTGCAGGTAACCAAGGCTTCGATGTTCTGTTCTTCCGTGGCACTCCTATTGTTTCCGACGAGCAGGTTCCTTCGGGCAAACTGTTCCTCATCAATAGCAACTACTTCGGAATGAAGGGCATCACTGTGCAAGCTGACAACATCAAGACCTTGAACTTCAAGGCTGACAACATCGGCGTGCCTACTGGCGTTCCGGGCCGCATTCCTTCGACCAAGGGCTTCAACTTCCGTGACCTTATGTCGCCAGTTGACCAGCTCGCCGAAGTGGGTCACCTCATCTATGCAGGTAACTTCATCTCGACGAACCCTCGCCTGCAAGGGCAAATGGCCGGACTCTCTTAGTCAACTAATCGGATTTGACCCCACGTAGAGCGTGGGAGAGTCCACCCAAAAGATTATGGCAACCCCCGGCACAAACCCAATCGAGAACTACCAGCCCGTCGTGAAGTACAACGGTGGTATCTATTCGGCACTCCCGATACAGACCACTAGCGACATCACTGCGGCAAACGTAACCTCGACGAACCCCATCACTGGCGGCACCAAGCGTCCTACTGTTCAATCCGCCCTCGTTGGCGCGACGGTAGTACTCACGGCAGCACAGTCCGGTGGTGTGTTCAACAACCGTTCGACTTCCGGTTCACCTTCGTGGACACTCCCTGCGGCAGCAGACGGACTGTGGTTCACGTTCACCAACTCGGACGTAACGGCTGGCTTCACTGTCACCGGCGGCACTATCAAGGCGAAAGCCAGTGCAGCAGGTGCAGCGATTTCAGGCACTACGTTGACTAACACCCAAGCAACAGCCATTGTCGGCGACACGATTACTCTCGTGTGCGACGGCACTGTATGGCGCATGGTTGCGCAGTCCGGCATCTTCGGAGCTGCGTAGTTATCAGTAACGAGAACCTCGCATGACCGATGAACAAGAAGTAGTCGAGACGACCGAGGAGGAGACCGAGACGCCCGAAGTGGCAGTCGAGGAAACTTCCGAGGAAGTCGCAGCTTAACCAGTGCATAAAGGGATGTATTCCCGAATAGCCCGAGGCTAAGAACCGGAGGCTGAAAAACAAACCATGAACCAAATCTCATTCCAAAACGCCTATCAAACCTCTACGGCCCCTGCGTTCGCTATTGGACAGCGCGCAAGCACGCCGGACGGACGCGATTGGGTGTATGTCAAAGCAAGCGCAGCAGTTTCCGCGAACCAAGTAGTCGTTCCTGCCGCAACCACGTCGGTTGCAGCTACGATTACTTCCTCGACGGACGCTCTCGGCCGCATCGTGTACATCACGAAGGCATCCGCAGGGTGGACGGCAGGCCAGTTCGCTGACGGCTGGGTACACATTGACGGCGGTACTGGCTCCGGCCAAACCGCTAAGGTAATCACCAACTCTAACGACACGCTGACCCTCGCTCCCGAGACCGCTCTTACGACGGCTCTCTCGACCGACAGCACTATGGAGATTTGGACGCAGTTTCTTGTCCGCAAGTCACTCGTCACTTCCAAAATCCAAAACGCTACGGGTGTTGCACAGGTCGCTTTCGCTTCCGGCGATTACGGCTTCGTGCTCACGCGCGGTCAAGGTGCAGTTATTGCAGGTGAAGTGCTCGTCGTGGGCGGCAGCTTTGTTACGGGTGACGACACCGCAGGTGAAGTAGTCAAGGGTACCACCGCAAAGGGTGCCTTCGATGAACAAACCATCGGTGTTTGCATCAACCCGAACTCCGGTGCTGACCTCGCAGCTCTTGTGTTCGTGACGCTCGACGCGTAGTCGGACGTTGCCGTCGTGCCTCTCTCCACGGAGGGCGGCACACGGCAGTGTCGAACTGCCGATGGACAACGAAGCCATCGAAACCTAATCAACTAATCTCATGAATGAGAACGACACGAAGATTGTGCGTTTCCACAATCCCTTCGACTTCGACTTCACCCCCGAGATGGGTGCCATGTATGGTGGCGTCCCTTACTTCGTACCGGCGGGTGGGTCACTCTTGTGCCCCGCATCGCTTGCCGACCACCTCGGCACGCACCTTGCTCGTCACTCGATTATCAACAAGGCACCGCTACGCGACGAGACCGAAGTAGATGGCAAAGGCAAAGACCGTCCCCTATGGAACGATGAAGTCATTGCTCATCTCAAGACCAAGTTCGTCACGGACGCCTACACCGAGGACAAGCCTGCGGTACGCACTGATGCAGAAATCATGCGTGCTCGTGTGGCAGACCTAAACGTCGCGTTCCCAGCAGAGAAGGAGGAAGTCGCATCGGCTCCTGCTTCCTACAAGGACAAAGCGGAGGTAATCGCAGAGCTAGAGAAGCGGGGCATTAAGTTCAATGCTCGGCTGACGAAAGCGAACCTAGAGAAGCTACTTACTGCGTAACCATGGACATCACCCTCGACAAGGAAAAGTTCGACGGCATCAAAGAGCTCGCCACAATCTCTACGGAGATTTCAAAGGGCAAAGCGTTGCTATCGGAAATCAAAGACTCTACTGCCACCGAACTCACCGCACGTGAGGACGCGTGGCACCAACGTGTCGGCGAGCTCCTCGTTGAGAGTGAAGAATGGATACGGCAAATAGGTAAAAACCATGAAGAACTTACCGCGTACGCGCGGGAGGTCACCCAGTTCGTAGAGGACATTCGTGCCTTCTATACAGGTGTCATGGACTTTCGTGCGGCCAGCGACGAACATTTCATCAAGGGCACGAAGTCACTCGATGAAAAGCTGGCCGTCATACAAGGCGCGCGCGCAGCACTGAACAAGCAGAAAGACGGACTCGACGCGCAACGCGCGCAAGATGACGTTCTTCGTGCGAAGCTGCGCAACGACCAACGACAGGTGAAGGACGACGAACAGCGATTAGCAGCAGCATGGGCGGAACTAAAATCTAAGACCAAATAACATGAGTGACGCAATACGCGACGCAAACCATGTCCCAGTTGCTCTCGGAGCAGACTCGGCAACCGGCCTCATCACGCTGCCGCTTCTCGTTGACCCAAATACCGGCAAGCTCGTAGTCGTCTCGACAGATGGCGGAGCAGCAGGCCCGGGTTCTTCAACTGACAACGCCGTGGCGCGCTGGGACGGCACCACTGGCCTTCTTTTACAAAACAGTCTCGTCATCATAAGCGACCTTGGCGTCGTGGATGCAGTCGGCTACAAAGCTGGCGGCACTGCGGCTGTCGCTGATGGCACCTACACTGTGGGCCTCAAGCTCACGGGAGGCGGCGTGAATGGAACCATTACCACCAAGGGCGGCATCATCACTGCCATCCAACAAGCAACCTAGCTATGGCAAACGCACCACGCGACAACAATCACATCACTGCCAAACTAGGCGTGCTTTGCACGGATGGCGTGACACTCATACCGATTTCGATTGACCCCGTAAGTGGGGGCATCAATGTTGATACGGTCTCAACTATCGGCTTCACCCCCGGCTCGATTGACTTCCGCGACGCTAATTACCAGCCGTGCTGGATGGCCCAAAACTCCGTAGACGGTACCCCAATACCTATCTTCGTGAATGCCGATGGCGCAATCCTCGTAGACGTAACCTAACCATGAGCGAAGCACAACGAGACCAAAACCACGTCACTTCCGCACTCGGCGTTTCATCGTCGGATGCAACACTGACACTTCCACTCAAGGTTGACCCGGTAACGGGCCGCCTTCTCACGAACACCGCGAGTGGCGACGGTGATGTCGTCGGGCCTGCAAGCTCGACTGATAATGCGGTCGTGCGCTTTGATGGTACGACCGGCAAGCTCATACAGAACTCGACTGCCATTCTCACGGATGCAGGCGCGCTCTCCGGCCTCACGGATGTATCGGCGTCCGGCACCATCAGTGCAGCAACCGCAATCACGGTTGAGGAGACCGGCGTCGGTACTGACCGCATCACTATCCAAGCTCCTGCTTCAATCGTAGCGGGCTATACACTCACACTTCCGGTAGACGATGGTAACAACCTCCAAGTCCTTCAAACGGACGGTAGCGGTGTGCTTGCGTGGGCAACGTTGCCATCAGGAACGGTCACAGCAGTGTCCGTCGTGAGCGCAAACGGCTTCGCGGGTTCATCAGGCGGCGGTGCAACACCGGCTCTCACGCTTTCAACGACAATCAACGCTGCTGTTCTAAAGGGCAATGGTACAGCGATTTCGGCAGCAACTACGACGGGTAGCGGTTCAACCGTCGTGCTGAATGACACGCCTACTCTCATTGCTCCAATTCTCGGTACTCCAACTTCGGGTAACCTTGCAAATACGACCGGCTACCCAGTATCGGTACTTGCAGGTCTTGGTACTGGCGTAGCAACGGCTCTCGCGGTGAACGTCGGCACCGATGGTGCTTTCGTCGTGAAAGCTGGCGCACTCGGTACTCCATCCTCGGGTGTCGGTACGAACATAACGGGTATACCTGCTGCGAATGTACTCGCAGGCAGTTTCGGCGCAGGCGCGTTCGTCATGAGCTCATCGTTGCAGGTGGTCACCATCGAACTCGGCAACGCGACCGACACGACGATTTCGCGCGTATCGGGAGGCGTTATTGCAGTTGAAGGTGTGACGGTTCCTACCATCTCATCCACGAGCACGTTCACGAACAAGCGCATCACTCGTCGTCTTGTAACCGCGAGCGCGCCGGGCGCAACACCTACGACCAACAGTGATAATTGCGACATCGCCGAGTTCACGTCTCTTGGAACTGCCATCACCTCAATGACGACGAACCTATCAGGTACGCCAGTCAACGGTGACTTCCTTGAGTTCCGTTTCCTCGATGATGGAACCGCTCGTGCAATAACGTGGGGCACATCGTTCGCAGCATCTACTATTGCACTCCCTACTACGACAGTCATAAGCACGATGCTTCGTGTGCTGTTCGAGTATCAAACTACCGCATCCCTCAACAAGTGGGTGTGCGTCGCGTCCGCATAACTTCATGGCATCACAAACATTTAACAGTACAGGAACATTCGTTGCACCTGCCGGGGTCACCTCGGTGTTTGTGGAAGTCATTGCAGGTGGAGGCGGCGGTTCGAGTTCCGTTAGCGTAGGCAACAACGCATGGTCGTCCGGTGGAGGCGGCGGTGGTGCGTACTCGGCAAAGACCATTACGGTCGTACCGGGTAGTTCATACACCGTCACGGTTGGTATTGGAGGTACGGGAACTGGTACGACTTGCGGTACAGGTACGACCGGCGGCGACTCATGGTTCTCCACGAGCGGCACAGTGCTCGCAAAGGGCGGTGTGGGCGGCGTATGCGGTACGGGAACTGGCGGTGGTGGTGCAGGTGGTGCGGCTGCGTCGGGTATCGGAGACGTAAAGTTCTCCGGTGCGCCGGGAGACGGTCGCCCGGGAGGAACACCGCAGACAGGTGCGGGCGCAGGCGGAAACGGGTCGAATGCTAGTGGAGTCGGTGCTGGCGGCGCAGGCGGCGGCGAGAACACGGCTGGTACCAGTCCGGGCGGCGGCGGCGGCGGCGGTTGTTACTGGAACGGTACCTCCGGTCGCGCAGGTGCGGCAGGACAAGTGATAGTTACATACACCATCCCAAGCGGCGGGTTCTTTATGGCAGCAGGATTAACATAAACGATATGGACGAAATACCGCAGTGGATGAAAGACCACATAGAAGCAGACCATGACTTCCAACAGAAGATGGTTGACCTCATTCCTACCCTCGTTACGAAAGAAGACATCAAGGGTCTTGCAACGGAAAAGAGTGTGCGTGATGTCGTGCATTGGCAGAAGAACATAGTCGCTGCCGGTGAAATCATCTCGGGGACGGGACGCTTTAGCTACCGAACCATCTTGATACTTGCATCGCTTCTCGGCGCACTCGCAATCATCACAGGTGCATGGAAAGGCATCCTTGCATGGGCTCTCACCGCAGTTCCTAAATAACCATGGCTGACAATCCAACAACTCCACAACAGAATAGCCAACAGTCAAATGCTCAACAGCAGGTTGTCGAATACCAAAAGAAGGTAGACGACCTCTTGAAGCGCGTGGT